CAAAGTTGCTTACTGAAAAGGTATGGGGTGATTTAACCCCACTTGACCCGGATCTATGGAGAAAATTCGGATCTGCTCCCTACTATATAAGCAATTCTAATAAAAATCTCGTTAAACTTCAAACGAAGTATGGTGCTTGCGGTATGAAGGATATATTTGGTGATAGATTTGAAAATGGCTATCGTATGATAAATTTTATATCTAGTCAAGTATACCAGCTTAACAAAGAGTGGGTTGACACTAAAGCAATTTTGGAATTAAAATCACTCACATTCTCTTCTCCATTCTCTTCTCTAGAAGATTTAGAGGAAAATGTTGTGGTTAAAAATGTTAAAGAAGAGGCTCAGAAATTTTACCTGGATAAAACAAAGAACTTTGATGATAGAGTTACAGTATTTGCTGTTCATGGTGAGGAAGAGACTTATATATATGAACCCAACAATATCAATTTAAGAACTATATTCAAGATTTATTATGAGGATGCTTATGAATTAGATAGACATAGCATAATTAATACAAATCAGATAGTTGATAGTTGGGTATATGATTTGTCAAAAAACAGATGTAAGATAGACTGGGTGAATCCATTTCATCCAAAATTGATTAAAACTGATAGAATCTATCAACCCTCAGAAGAGGCAATTAATAGATTGAGAAGATACTACATGGAGAAACTCTTTTTAGAGGGTATAGCTTCATTTGAATTTGACTGGTAATAAAAAAGAATAAAAAAGACTCAATTAATTGAGTCTTTTTTTAATATTACTTAATCTCACTGGTAAAACGACTTTCATCCAATCATCATAGGTTATGTCAGCTTTTAATTGATTGCATGCGTTACAACATACTGCTAAGTTATTTTTGTCTAATTTTGCACCTCCTTTTGATATTGGTTGCTTATGGTCGCATGTCGCGCCATCTGATTTATTGAATGAGTGGGGTTTTATAAACTTTGATTTTTCTACCTTATTTGAGAAGGTGTCGTATATTATAAGTGGTCCACTATTACAATATTCACATTTCAATACACCTTTATCCTTTAATTCGTCTTTTAGAAAATTTATATTATTTAATAACTGTATAAGGTCGCCTTTTCTGTTTCTAAATGCTCTTAGTAGTTGTTTCTTTAATCCGGCTGTATATAATCCAGGTGCTATTTCGGTTTCATCCTCACTTAGTTTATTTCTCAGCATTAAACCAGCTGAGAGCGATTTATTTGTTTTTGGATGATCCAACATATTATCAACCTCTTTTGTGTATCCTGATTGAGATGCTTTTGTCAATCGTAATTCCTCATTTAGGAATTCTAAAAAATTTTTTATCATGTTATATATATTAAAAATAAATTGTATATTTGTTTAATGGAAGATTTAAAATTACGCCCGTATAATAGATTAAAAGCAGTCATTAAAGATGATGATATCTCTTTAAGTGATAAGGCTCAAGATAATTTAGATGCGATTTTAGGCATAGAAAAAAAAGTTGAAAATTCTTTTTTAACCAAGATTAGAAATTTCTTTAAGATGATTGATTCTAAGATTTTTACAAAACCCGATAGAATGTGGAATACAACTTATCATAAAAGAAAATAAACTTTTTCGAAATCGATCATATAAGTATTATGAATTAGATTAATTAGTTTTAATATACTGAACCTCCGTAGTGATGTCTTACTTGTGTTTCCCTTTCACAAATGGATGTTACTTTGGGGGTTTTTTTAGTTCAGAAAATTCAAGATACCTGTGAAAGATAAAAATACTTTTGTGAGTCATAATGATACACATCATTACTCCTTAGACAAAGAGTTTGAGGTTTTGATACAAGATGCCCAAGATATTGAGGTTTATGGATGGGTTATTGAAGAATGTAGAACAACATCTTCTAATCTCTGGGAGAGAAGTTGTAATCATAGGTTATATACCTCTAAAGAGGTAGCTATGGAAGCCTCGCTGCAAATGAGTAATTTCCGAAATAATTCTAAATTGGGAAAATGGGAGTATAGAGTTATACCATTATACGCATTCGATACTGCAACATATAGGAATTACCTAATAGAAAAAATTACTAATTAAAAGAAAAATCATATATTTATAACCGATTAAAGAAAATATATGCAAGAGGAAAAGATAATTGGCTTAGTGAATCATATTTTATTAAGCTATGCTTTTAGATATGTTGATGAATATATAACACATTATAATGAGCAGTTTACAATCGATAGATTTAAAAAAGCAGTGCCTAAAACTGCCGTGGAGTATATTGAGTTTTTTAACCATAATAACGATTTCTCAAAAAATAAAATAGGACTCTTAATATATCTAACGTGTATTTCTTATTCTGATAAGAATAAAGAAGCCTTACTTGATTACCTATCAAATGATGAATTTTATTTCTATCCAACTGATTTTGGTATAGTTAATAGAGGTATTGAAAAGCTATTGGAATCCAAGGATGATAGACTTGTTCTAACGTGTAATTATAATAGTAAAATAAATTGCGATAGGTTTAATCACAATAAATATTACTTAGGAGAAGAGGATATTACCACTTGTGCAACAAAATCAATTGAATTTATATCAAACCATCGAGTATCGAACTTTGTACTAAGAGGAATGGATGTTTTATCTTACTGGGCAAAGAACAGTCTTACATATAGATGTTATTTTGGTTCTACTGATATAGAAGGGCTTATAAAGATTTTGAAAGTAGAATCAAGTGTATTAGGTGTTGGTATGGGGTGGTAATAACTGATTTGGAAAGTTCAATAAAATGTCTTATATTTGTATAAATCTATACATAAAATATAGTTAAAAAATTTAACAAATGAATATTGTAAATACATTTCTGAAACTTACTAATAGAACGTATCCATACGGATATGAGGAAGAACTATTGGGATTTTTACCAGATGGCTATAAAACTGATGAAGATGGTAATCATTACTATGAAGTCGGTACTGGTAGCAAGACTATATTTGCTTGTCACTTAGATACAGCCTGTAAGAAGTCTGAAAAGGTTAAGCACGTATTTGATGGTAAATTTGTTAGAACAAACAAGCAAACAATATTAGGTGCTGATGATAAAGCTGGTATGAGTGTCATTTTATATATGATACATAAAAATGTACCTGGATTATACTATTTCTTTATAGGTGAGGAAGTTGGTTGTATTGGTTCATCTGCTGCTTCAAAGAGAGTTGATTTCTTTTCTAAATATAATCGTATTATATCTTTTGATAGACGTGGTACTACTTCAATTATTACACATCAATCATCAAAAAGAACTTGTTCTGATAATTTTGCTGAGGCACTATCTAAGGAGTATGCTAAATCTAATTTACCCTTGGAAAAAGATGATGGTGGTGTTTATACTGACTCTGCTGAGTTTAAGACAATTATTTCTGAGTGTACTAATATTTCGGTTGGTTATTATAAAGAACATACAACTGAAGAGCACCAAGATATTAGATTCTTGGAAGACCTAGCAGAAGCATCTGTTCGTGTTGATTGGGAGTCATTGCCTGTTTCAAGAGATCCTTCAAAGACAGAGTGGAAAAGTAGTGACTATTACTATTACGGTGGTGATAGAAATTATACCCCAAAAAGAAACTCTAAGGGAAACTGGAGAGCAAGAAATAATTGGGTATGGAGTGCAGAAAATGATGATTATGTATTTTCTACTAAGTCAGTTGAAAAGAAATTTAATGATGACGACTTCTATGGTAATCTTTATGACACAAAAAAGAAAGGTAGAGAGTTCTATAATGACTTAGAAAATCAATTAACAGTTGATGACCTGCTGGGTGTTGCTGAAGTAAAAGATGGTGCTTTCCTAAAGGACTCTAGCCAGACTGACTACTATAAAGGAGTTAGAAAGATGTTTTTGGATGATACAATTTCTAATGATGAATTAGAGATAATTAAGTTACAGTGTTTAAATATGGCTGACAAAGCCGATAGTGATTTCTATAAATATATGAAACTATCAAATTCAGAAGATTACTATTCTGAGATTACTTAGTCTTAAATCTATCGATTATATCGGTAGTTGATATAACTTCATCGGGAGCGTTCTTAATTTTAGAACTCTCAACATTATGTGATATCTTATACCTTCTACCAATTATGTCTTCTATTTTACAAACGGTTAGCATACCATTATACCAATATTCGATAATTATCAAATCCCCTTTTTTATAAAAATTGCTCATTTCAATTATGAATGAGTAATTTTCTTTTGTATGTCTATTTATCTGTCCTCGACTTCTATTAGAAGTTGTCATGTGTTGTGTGTAATCATCAATTAGTCCTAAGTATAATAGCTTATGATATATTGTGTTTTGTTCTCGTATAAATGTTGTATAATCATTGTAGCTCATGCAGACTTTTTTAATTTTTTCTATACTAAGTATATTACTAAATATATCAGACTTTATTATTTCTATATTAGAAATATCTTTCGATTCTATATTCATATGCAGAGCTTCATTTATGATACTTAAATTAAGTATAAGCTTAGACGATATGTTATTAACATATGTGTCGAAGCTCTTATTTTTCATGCCGGTCTCATTAATGGTTATTAGAGTTATTCCCTTTCTCTCACATAGATGTCTTTTAAAGTCAGAACCATTATTGTGGTAGTACTTACCATCATATTCAAATCCCAATTTTTCATCCTCAAATAATATGTCAATTTCATATGGTGATATAGCCTTTCGATTATTATAAGATATTTTCTTACCAGTTATCTTTTCTAAGATGCTTTTAAGTATTAGTTGAGGTGTGCTATAAGATATATTTAACATATGCTTGGTGACATCATCTATCTTTCTATTCATATATAACCAGGCATATAGGTTTGGATCCGAAATCTTCAATTCCTGTTTAGTTACATATTTTAGACATTCTTTCTCTATAAAGTCCTTCGTATATTTCTTACTCCTCTTTAGTCCAAGTCTTTGGATCATTGTCTGTATCGAATTAACTGTTCTGTTCATCTTACTTGATAGTTCGTTATTACTCAATATGTCAAAATTTTCAGATAGGTAGTCGATATCTTGTTTAGTCCACAAATCATCACCCCATTTGGCATTTATTCTACTAGTATTAATTGACTTGATGTAACTAACATCTTTTTTTAATTCTAGTCTAATTGCCTTTGCATCTACTGCTTTTTTTGTCTTATTTAATAATATAGCAATATCATCATTAGATTTTATTGGATAATTATCTTTTAGAAATTTAATTTCATCTTCCGTCCAATTTAACATTTATTGTTTATTAGTTTTTATTTTCGTATATTTGTACACAATAGTATATATTAATTATGAAAAATGTTTTTAGAGTAGGTAACCTGGTTGTTGATATATCGTTTAAGGACTTTTTATATATGAACTCTTGTAGAATATCTGATATGATACTTGGGTTTGAAACTTTGACAGATATAAATTATATTGGTGTGACCGATAAAATAGATACAGTTTCATATCTACCCTCCAGTAAATTAAGTGCGGTTGTTGCTAGTGGTATTGATCCTTATGCTGACGGAATAGGCAGAACCTATATAAAAATAGGTAGACTCGTTTCAAAAATTTTCCCAAAAGATGTAATTAAATCCTATATAAATCACAGCGATGTAGAGGCTTTTGTTAACTCATACAAGTCATTTTTTGATGAGAGTAATAAAAAAATGGTTGTTGTTAGTGGTGCAGATGTTGTAAAATATTACTATGCTGGAACATACTGCTATCCAGATACTGGTACCTTATGGAAATCCTGTATGAGACATCGTGGTTGTAAAAGCTTTTTAGAGTTGTATGAAAAAAACCCTGATAAAGTTAAAATGGTTATATTATTTACGGATCAGGATGGACAACAAAAAGTTAGAGGCAGAGCATTGTTATGGGAGGCAGAAGATATGTCTGGTAACAAGGTTAGAATAATGGATAGAATCTACACCATATTTGACTCTGACGTTTTTGTTTTCAAAAAATGGGGTAGAGAAAATGGTTATATATCAAAATTTTATCAGAATGCCAAAACACCTAGTATATTTGAGGTTGATGGGAAGGAGATGATTTTAAATCTGACGGTAAAGTTAGATATTCATTCATTTAGTTTTTACCCATATCTCGATAGCTTTCAGTTTTTCAATATGAGTGAGGGTGTGTTGTATAATAATACCTATTCATATTATGAATTTCATTTAGTACAGTCCGATGGTCGATTATGTAAATTTGAGGATGATGAAGAGCCAGAAGAGCCAGAAGAGGACTGGGATGATGTGGGTCCATGGTTTGATGATGATGGTCCGGGTTTGATTTAAAAAAGGGGGTTGAAAACCCCCCTTTTTTGTTATTTATCATTTTCTATTCGATATTTATCATATCTGTTTGTAAGCTCAATTAAGAATTTGTTCCTAACAATATCCTCGTTTCTAAACTCAAACATAAATAGCTCTTCCATACCATCTGTCATATTTATAAAATCAACATAGCCAGAATCTTTACGCTTAACATCATATTGAGAAGTATCACCCATCATAATTCCCTTCGCATTCTTACCCAATCTTGTTGACCATAACATCAATTGTGACATTGATGAGTTCTGACACTCATCTAGCATAATAATACAATTGTCATAAGTTGAACCTCTCATGTAACCCAGTGGCTCAAATTTAATCTCCTCTGTGCTGAATAGGAAGTCGATTGTCATCTTATCAAGTATCTTACAGAAGTTTGTGTAATAAGATTGCTTGTATGGATCAATCTTCTCTTCAATTGTACCCGGAAGTAGACCAAGTGTCATGCCACTTTCAATGTTTGGCTTTGTTATTATTATTTGTTCAACTTTCTTATCCGCTAATAAAGATAGCGCAGTGTAACAACTTGTAAATGTCTTCGATGTCCCAGCTGGCCCGTGAACAACAGTTAGTGTGTTATTTCTTATTCCTTTGAATAAGTCTCGTTGTCTATCTGTTAGAACAACATGTGATGCGTCATTTTGAAATTGCTCTCTACCTAACGAACTTCTCTTCATTATCTTAGTTTTTCTATACTCTTCAAGACCGTTTTCGATCTCTTTTTTTGCAGCGTACTTTGATTTACTCATTGGCGTTTTTATTTTTATATATTAAAAAAATATATCTATGAATGGATAAATAAAAAATGAATATATAGTATATCCTTATGTTAATATATAAAATAAAAGAGAATAGAGTTATGTCAAATAAAAAGGAAATTAAGGAAAAGCTAATATATGATTTGATTTTCTCAGATATCGTTGAGTATGAAATAAATGTTGGTGATTATATCACCGAATTATATAAGTATGATAGATTTATTGATGAGATAAAGTCTGTTCTTTTGAAGTCAAAGGTTAGTATAATTAAGGAAAAAGTCAGTGTTGAGGCAAATTCAGTTTCATGGAAAATAAAAGTAAAAAAATAATATGTGGACTAAAAATATTGATAATGGTGTCTGGTATAAAAAAGTTGATGCCTTAGAAAAAGATAAGTATGATTCTTTAAAACAAGCAATTGAAGCAACAAGATTATATTCCATATATCTTAGTGGTTCAACCTATGTTCCAATAAATAGTCTAACCAATATTTATGATATCATAAATGGTAATAGAGAAAACTACAATTGGTATATTGGGTTGAGCGGATCAAACTACTCTGTATCTGATACTCCACTTAGTGGAAAATCAATTGATAGTACTACCAAAGATGAGTATTATGATAAATATGCCTATGATTATGGCTTAACACTAAAGAATAAATTTACTCCACTTAAACTAATAAATGATGTTATAAACAATTACCTGGAAGTTGATGTAGCAACCACCGTAGAGTTGGTTGGATTAGGTTCATATAATCCAGGATTGGTTATTGATGGTGTTTTATTAAAGGAGGGTCATCGAGTTTTAGTTAAGAACCAACTAACTTATGTTGATTTGTCAAATAGTGTAAATCCTGATAACTATTTTAATACTAATTACACAGTTGTTGTTGATAATTCAACATCAAAAAGATATTCATTCTACAATAGTGATAATGGCATTTATATCTATAAGAATAAGACATTGATTAGATCAGAGGAACTTAAAGACTATAATGATTCATATAGATATAGTGTCAGTGTCAAGATGGGTGATACAAATACTTTAACTCAGTACCATCTTAATAGACTTAAAAATGGCTACTATCCACTATATATCAACGGTGATGCGATGGAGTTTGTTACAAAAACTAACTGGGTTCTTAGGAATCGTGTAGATTATAATAATATTTTTGATATAAACTATTATGATATAGTTAAGCATCATGAGCAAACTTATTTTGATACCATTTCAGGAAATACCTATAGTATTCCTGAAAGAATGATATCGATTGGTGAGTTTGGTATTATATCAGTATTCCAAAATAATCAACTTAATATTATTGATAACAAATATAAAGTTAATCTAAGATCTATCGCTGAGACTAATATGTATTATTGGATATGTGGTGATGGTGGTACACTATTGCGTGTATCAAAATTAGATTTTACAATAGTTAAGATTAGTATTAATAATGATTATGTGAGTTTAATGTCTATTGATTTTTATGATGATTTACGTGGTATTGTTGTTGGTAAATCAAATTCTATCTACTTCACCGAAGATGGTGGTTATACCTGGACGGATATATCACAGAGAGATTTTGACTCATTATCATTCAATGCTGTTATATTCAATGACTTTAATAAAGCATATGTTGCTGGTGATTATGGTACATTCATAGAAATGGAGTTTATACATAATCAGTGGATTTTCTATAAAAGGAATATAATAAAGTATTTAGATATAAATGAACCAACTGAGGAATATTTATTAGTTGATGATATTAACGATATGAAGTATGCAAAATTTGATACTTCAACATGGGATCCGACTGGTTTAACATTATCCAGTGATAAAGAGGTTATAGTAATGGTTACCAATGGTAATAATGTTGTTCTATACAATATGAATAAGTTCATTACTGATGTAGATAATAAGTTTGATTTTATTTATCTACAGGTAGACAACGGGTCTAATGACATAAGCAGTGTTGCTACAATAAATAGCAGTAGCTCTATCTATATAGCAGCGGATAAGGTTTACTCTATTGATATAAGTAGTTATAATATTATATCTGCGACATCTAATAGTTTATCTGCTATATCGTCAATGACTATGTCATATGATATTTATGCCAATAAACTTTTTAATTATGATGATATGGATTTATACTTATGTGGTAATAACTCATCTATTAATTATAGCACATATGGCTCAACATATTCGATAAGTGTTAATCTTCCTTCTAAATATAGCTCTAAGCTATTATTTTTGGATTATGAAATGGGTAGTAAATTAAACTTTTTTGATGATACTCAGAATTATAGATTACCTAATTCAGTAACTTTTAGTGTTCCTGAGCAAGGATTATTAGAAATTCGTGGGGATGCTAATTGGCTAACCTATTATAAAGATGCTGAAAAGACATATGAGTATTATACATCAATTGATGATAGTAATAAAGTTGAGTTCTCAACTACGTTTACATACGCACCGAATACATACTTTACTTTTACGGCATCTGATATAAATACAAGCTTAATTGCTATGAAGTTTTTAGCACCTAATATTGATAGTGATACTGAGTCTAGATATTATGCTGGATCAACACCAATACAGATAAGTTCATATAGTGGAGATGTTTTTCTACATAAATACCTAATAATATTCAAAAGAGATGCTAACTACACATGTGATAAAGGTGATGTGTTATACATGGAGTGTGACATATTGAAAACAACATTTGTTGTAAACAAAGTATGGAATTATGGATTCTATAGATATATATACTGTTACATAGATTTTGATATGAATGTTGTTAATGACATTCTTAATTATAGTGGTGATATATCTATTATAAATCTAAATAAGTTCGCTGCACTAACATCTGATGGTGATCATGGTGTTCTAACTGATATATCAAATGAACTATACAACTATGATGATATGGGTAATAACGTAAGTGATTATATTACATATTCAACTTTAGCTGCTGGTAATGGTGGCGGATACCTTTTAAATAACTTTAATCTACATCCGATAAGTATTGGATATAAATTAGAGCAACTTGGTGCTACAAATTCATTTGTTATGTCCACCAAGTATAATAATAAGACGGCTTACTATAATATGGCTACTGAGGTTAATACACTTACAAGTGTATTACATGGTGTGGCGAACTTTAATTCTATGAGTTATACTGAGCCATTCTTAAAGTTTGGCTACAGCCCAACATATAATATATTAGACTACCTAAGTAATGTGTATTCGGATATGAGTTCAACTGCATCATCCGTATTCTTACCAAATAAAGTATTTCATGCAATGCCTTTATATAGTAATCTGCCGGTTAATACATTTCTTACTGCAACAAATTCAGTTTATATAGATACCTCAATAGATACGAATAAAATAGTATTTGGCTCATCATTTGAGTTTGAATGGAATTCAATATGGATAAATACTCTTATTGATGTTACACTACATTCTGGAAATGATTCATATACAACAGAGAGATTATTGGTTATGAAAAAGTATTATGATTCGGTGAATAACCTATATATTATTGAGTTTCATAGAAAATTAATATTCTCAAATATATTAGTTGATCATATTGATATACATAGTAGAAATACACTAGAACAGATAAGTGATGATTTACAGATGTTAAATAACATGCAAAGATCTTATAAGACAAAGTCATTCACAACTGGTAGCATTACTAATTTAGAAAATGATATTTATAGAATAAATACTGATTCATATTGTAAGATACTTCTATCTGATAAGGATATCAAGGAGAACTTAAGTGCTATACTTTATATAGATGATAAAGATGAGACGGCATTAAATATATTAAGATTAGAAGAAGAAGTTACTATTCCAATAGAATCAACCAGCTATCATGTTGATGGTCAGGGATATCTTGAGGTAACTTGTACACAACCTCATAACTTAAATATAGGTGATTTTGTTATTATAACAATTGACGGTGATGCAGCTTTAAATGGTTATCAAGTTGTTAGTGATGTATTAGGAACATACTCATTCATTACTGATAGACGCTATGGTAACAGAAACTCATATACAGGTACTATTAAGTATATTAAAAGAGATCCATTCTTAAATTATCAACCTGTTGATATAATGGAAGTTGGTGTTGATAAGCAGGTTAAAAGATCCGTAGAGATATTACCTGATAATATAACTTTTGAGTCATCAAAATATAATTTAGTTAATGTTGATTTTAGTAGATTTAGATATGAATTAACCGATGGTATATCTATCTATGATATCTATACTAAATACCCATGGGTGTTGGAAGGTGTTATATCACAGGCAGTAATAGGTGAGGATAGTAATGGATTAGTTTGGTATAAGGGTGAATGGACTAATGGTAGATGGTTTGGTGGTACGTGGATGTCTGGAAACTGGGTGAGTGGGGATTGGTACGATGGTATCTGGAATTCATATCAAGTTAATTATAACCTACTTAGCGCTAAGGTTAGTAAGAGCATAGATAATCCTAAATACTCCAAATGGTATAATGGTAGATGGTTTGCAGGTACTTGGAATAATGGTACTTGGTATAATGGTAGACGATATGATGGTGTATGGAATAGCGGTGAGTGGTATAATGGTATATGGAATAATGGGACATGGAATAACGGGAAATTTATGGGTGGTATTTGGGTTCTTGGAGATTGGAATGGTGGTATATTTAATTGTAACAACAAGCCTTCATACTGGCTAGATGGTAAGTGGTATGGTGGGGATTTCGAGAATGGTATGTGGTATAATGGTCAATTCTTACAAAAGAATGGTAGTATATCAAGGTTTGGAACTAAAGCATTTAACACTAGAACTGCTATATGGCAAGCAGGTAACTTTTCCAATGGTGAGTTTCACTCATACTTAAATAAAGATATCTATGGTAATACTATATCATCCGAATTTAATAAGTATTCTATATGGAATACCGGAGTTTGGAGTGGTGGTGATTGGTATGGTGGTGTAGCGTATGCAATAAACTTTAATAGTGGTAACTGGTACGGTGGTGTAGTTGATGAGATACAAATATTAGGACTTTCATTTTCAAATGACTCCTGTAAATTTATATTAAACGGATTATTTAAATTTAATATAGGTGATGATATTTGGATAGTTAATGATAGTAATCCAACTCCGTATGCCTCAATAGGAACAAATGATATACCTGGCACATATAAGGTTTTATTTATGGAGGAAGTAGGTGAAAAGACTTATCTAACTATAAACCAAGACCTAACTAGCCTCTATGGTAATCTTAGTGTTGATAATATCGAAACTGGACTTAGATTAACTGCTATATTCAGAAATGCTAATTGGAAACAAGGAGTTTGGGTCAATGGTATATTTGAGAGTGGCTACTTTGAAGGCGGTATTTGGTATGGTGGTAGGTTCTCCACTGGGGCAAGCTGGGGGAGATGATAATTTAATATATACAATATGATATTAAATAATCAAATAGATATAGTGTTGAATGGGTCCAATATTTCTAAATATAAAGAGAAGTATGGTAATGATATTAAAGTAAATACTAAAATAACAGTTGATATCTCAGATATACCTGACTATTCGAGTGTGATAATTGATTGTAAATGCGAGATATGTGGTGTTGAATCTAGAATTTCAAGGGCTAATTATACCACAAATATTAAAAATGGTGGGTACTATGGGTGTAGAAAATGTAGTAGATTAAAGTCAAAAAAGACATGCTTTAGTATATATGGTGTAGAAAATGCTTTTCAATCAGAGGAAGTTAAGAATAAGATAAAGTCAAAAAATCTAGAAAAATATGGTGTTGAAAATACTTTTCAATCAGAGGAAATTAAGAATAAGATAAAGTCAAAGAATCTAGAGAAATATGGGGGTGGTGTGTATTCACAAACTGATGATTTTATCAATAAGTTTATAAGAACCAATTTAGAAAGGTATGGTGTTAAATATCCGATGCAGTTGGATATTAACAAAGAGAAGTCTATAAATACTACTTTAAAAAAGTATGGAGTTCCTTACTACTCACAGACTGATGAGTGTAAAGAAAGAATAATAACTACTAATTTGAAAAAATATGGTGTTTCTAATTATGCTAAGTTAGATGAGTGTAAGGATAAAATGAGGAATACTAATTTGGAAAGATATGGGTTTCCTTATGCTATACAATCTAATCTATTTCTAAATAAGGCATTAAAATGTAAGATTAAACAATATAATGATGATTTATATTATCAGGGATCTTACGAAAGGGATTTTTTGGAAATATGTGATAAATTAAATTTATTACAGCTAGTTAAAAGGGGGTCCTAGTATAAAATATGGGGATTGTGTTTATTTCTCTGACTTTATATTTGATAATAAACTAATAATTGAAATTAAATCCAGATACACTTATGATTTACATTTGGATAAAAATTTACTAAAAATGAAATCTTGTGTAGATAATGGTTATGATTTCTTGTTTATAATTGATAAGGATTATATAGAATTTCTAAATTTTGTATTATATTAGCCGGTTTATCAGCATGTCTCTGTACTCGATAGTTGGTATATCATCAACAAGAGATTTCTTTATTTCCTTAAAGTTGGGTTTATGTTTCCAGTATCCTATGATCTTGATATCATCTGTCCAGAATTGTATCTGTTCTGTTTCAACATCTCGTTCAGCTAAACACATCTCATAATTTATATCAGGATTTGATATATAATGATGAAAGTTTCGATAAGCTCTTGGTGATTCTATAAACTGTATTACTAACGCTTGATCCCATATGTTAAACTCAACGAATATTGCCAATATTGGTCTTGATATAGTCTTATCTTTTATATGTTGAAACAAAAACCAATCTCCGAATTTTAAATTTGGATTTTTTGACATACTTGTTGACTTTATAGAATTAGCATAAAAGCCATCCTTCATCAATGATTCATCAATGGTTGAGTATTGTCTAAACCAATTTACTGCCTCGTTATACTTATTGAATACCATTTTACAAAATTAAAGAATACTTTTAATATTACCACAATATATCTTAACTAATTCTGATAAAATATCACCGTGACAAGATTTTGGTTTACACCAACATCCTAGAGTCTTTCCCTTTAACTCATGTAAGTCATTTAGTAGGTGTTTACCATCACCCTTTGTTATCCACTCTTGGTAGTTACTTATTGCCTCTTTTCTTGATGCTACTTTATACTTAGCGAGAGTGCTATCTTTATGTGAGAATGGATTGCCCCACTTGGTGGTTCTATCTATTAAGATATCATATTCATCTTTCCTACAATGAACTATTTTACACATAATTAAAGTGAATGTAATCCCTGTCCATCGTTTGATGAATCAATACTGATTACTCTGATTAGATTTTCGTTATCGCCTTTCTTTTTGTAGATTTCATTGAATCCTTTGGCGAGTCCTCTTTTAAATACTTCGGTGAAGTATGCGAATGGGTTGTCTGATTTTTCCTCATTAAAATTGTACCAGTTTGCGAACATATCAAGTAGTCCACTTTGATAACAGTCTTGTCGGTCATCATTGTTCCAGTATCTCATCTTTTTAATGGTTCTTTTTGCTAGTATCTCTAGCATTAACTTAGATTTGTTGGTTAGTTTACCTTGAGCCTTTGATATAATTATCTCAGCATATAAATCTTTATTGTGTAAGTACATCAGTTCATATTATTTTTATTTGATTAATAAGTATATTAAATATTAAATAGTTTGTTTTCTATAAACGTCTTATCAATAAAAAAAAGAGAGATTAGTTTATAATCTCTCTTTTCTATAATAGTTATGTAATTATGCTCTACTTCTCTCTTTATATTGAGTTTGTTTTACAACTTGTAGATCATTTTCAAGAGTTTCTTTTCTCTTCTCTAAATTAGTTAGAGCAGTTGTAAGAACATTTGATTCTCCAATATATTGGATAGATGTTTTTACTTTACTGATGTTAAATTTAACATCTTCTAATTTAAGAGTAATTTCTCTTTCTTTATCTTCTAATTTTCTCTTAACGATTAACTCTTTACCTAATTTATTTTCATAGAAATAAGTTAAGTCATAGTTTAATTCGTTTCTTACTTCATTAACCAATTCGATTGGAGATTCATAAGAGAAGAATGAGTTACCATATCTTTCATCACATCTATAAACATAATTATTGTTTTTGTAGTTGAAAGCGAATACTTCAAGATGCGGGTTAACTAAGTTAGATACTCTTTTAACAACATCCATTTCAACAAACTTATCTAAGTTGTTAGCAGTTTCTAATATAATAGGATAAAAGTTTTTATTTACTATTGGGATAATTGGAGAGCTAAATAAGCTTTCTAATGTTGATTCTTTATTTAATTCATCTTCATTGATGAAAATTACACCTTTCTTAGGAACTGATAAACCAATTGTTAAGTTTTCAGAAACTCTAAAGTTTACTCTATCATCCGATATTTCAGAATACTTCATTGCAGTTTCTAATGTTCTTAAAACTCTTAGTTTTTGATCATCAGTGATGTGAGTTTCTAAAAGAGTTTTTTCGATATTATTCTCAGATAATAAGAACCATGATTCTTTAATTAGACAAAGATAACCATTCTCAACTTGCTCAACAAGCGAGAAGATTGATTCGCCTTTACCACCAGATAATAGGTTAGCCTTTTGCTCTGGAGATTTTGTCAAATTATGAACAAATAATTTAATTTCAGGTACCCAGTCATAAACTGCAAGCTCATTAAGAACTTTTGATAGTCTATCTTGATCACTTTCTAAGTTAATAGTTTGTAGAAGTACATTGATAGGTTGTCTGTATAATTCACCTTGATTCTTACCATTTAAAACATTATATAAATGCTTTAATTCGTAAACAAGTTGATACTCCTTCATATCGATGTTTAGAGACTCTAAAAATCCCTTAACTTCTTTATCAAACGTGAAAGGTTTAAGTCTTTCGTTTAGAGAAGTGATAATTTGTTTTTCTGAAACTTCATTGCATAAGCTGATGTAGGAATCAACGATCATAGAAACATCTTCCTGATCAACGCCTATTTTTTTTCTGAAATTAAATAGTTCTAATTTAATATTCTTCATAGTAAATATTTTTTTTTATTTTATCTTTATACTATATATTATAAATGAAAAGTCACTTTTTTCTTATTTCTATTACTTAATTGGCTTATCATTATTATCCGATATATTGTTAGGTCCACCAGCACCTCTAGATATGATTAAATTGTTATACCACCTTGTTCTCTTAGGGTTTACAAAATTCCCATCACTATCATTTAACTGTCTAAATGCTGGGTAATATGTATGTACCTCAAATGAGCAGGTTAGTTTAATAGAATTGTCGGATGCCATATTTGACTCTCTTGACATTTCTATTTGATTAGTATCTGGTAGTATCAGCATTGCATCTATGTTCATATAGTTGTGCTCAAAATACATGTATCTGTATAACCAAAGTGTATTTATTATAGACTGACTACACTTAAAGGAGTCAATCTCACTATTTAGCAAAACTACTAAATCATACTTAACTGATATAGGAACGGCTCTTATCTTAGTTAGCATTTTCTTTACCTCTGCTTCATCCTCAACAACCATTCTTAGCCAGACATTTGGGTTTGACATTTCATCACTTTTTATATCGAATCCTGTCATGGTTAAATGACCTCTTGGTATAACATCAGTGTTTAGCTCAACATATCTATTGTTTGATACAACATCATCCGTAAATGAATCTAATAAGAATCTTTCATTTCCGGTCATTGAGTAATAGAAGGGTACATTTACATCAATTGTACCTGATGTAAATTTGTTTTTCCACTTTACCTCACCTTCGAGTGTATCTAATACACATACAGTTAAATCCCTGAAAAAACAATCCTCAAAATTAGATCTTTCACCTATCATAGTTTATAATTATTTTTAATTGAATCTTTGTAATCCGATTCCCATATTGATATTATCTTATATCCGATTTTTTCTATTTCCATTTGTCGAGTAATTGTTCTATTATATAGTTCTCCAAACGTTAGCCCATTTACTCTATTAATATCATTCTTATTATATACTTTTGGATTTCCATGCCAGAAATCACCATAAAATTCATATACCAATTTATTATTAATATCAACACCATCCACAAAAAATTTACCTATTTTGAACTGTCTGTAATCCTTTGGTATATTATAAGTATCTAACCAGATATTTTCTATCTTACCTCCATTTCGATTACAATTTCTACAACCTTGTCCTCTCAAATGTGCATTAGGAGACATTTGAAAAACACCATGTTTTTCACATATAATAGAAACTTTTTTATTATAATTAAAATCGCAGATTAATGAATAATCATATCTGTTATTATGTAATAAATTAGCTTTATATATGAATTCTTCATTTGTTAATTTACCTTTTCCAATTGAATTACATTTTGGACATCCGCCAGTCTTTGATTCTAGATGTTTCATAGGAGATTGTTGAAATTCTATATTGTGTTTATTACATTTAATTATAACTTTATTCCTCATCTTAACATAATCCACTTTAGAATAATCATACAAGTCACCGAACTTATTTTGGAATTCTGATATTATATCAGATATTTTATTTTTTCTTCTAGATGATCTCTTTATCAAACCACAATCTGGGCACCCACTTTTATAATGGGAATTGGGTACTTGTAAAAACTCACCATGTCGTGGACAAAGTATCAATACTTTTGTTATATCGTTAATATAGCAAACTAAGGAATAATCATATTTATTATTATGTATAATATTTGCTTTTTCCACAAATTGTTGTAATGTAAGTTTCTTACTCATTTAATTATATATTAAAATTAATACTTTCCTTTTTTAATATATAAATTAATGAGATATCTAAAAACTTTTGAGTCAAGTGAGCCAACGATAAGAGAAAAGGTCGAGAGACTCGTTGAGATATACAACTACCTCTGGGATAATCATATTGAAGATCCTGAAAACTTGACAGGTAAGCTATCAGTTATATTTATGGCATATGCTAAGCCACTACCTCATTCTACCTTTGGAAACCCGTATGAGTTTATGATAGATAAACTTATTACGAACCTGGAGACTAAAAGCTATAGAAGAGAAGAGAAAATAGGTAGCATAAACGAATTGTATAACAAAATGAAAGATATCCCAAAGTTTGATAGAACTGGACGAGATATATATTCAATGATGCTACCGCTTATTGAGGCTGAGGTAGATGGTGGTAAACTATTTACAAATAATTATAATATAGCATACTGTTATACATATGATTTCCGGTATAGTAAATACATAGCAAACTATCTTTTGAAGTTAAGAATTGATGAAGAGTATTATGATATATCACCTGATCAAGCTCATCGGCTAAGTAATAAAGATAGAGCACAGTATGAAACCATGTTTTATAAGTATAAACTATTCATAACGGAGCTTATCAAAGATATTGACCCAGCTAAATATGGATTTAATTATAGATTGTCTAACTATAGCCCTGATTTATATAAGATTGAAATCTATTTCACCTCAACCAAACAAACCATTTTATAATTCGTAATATAATAACAAAGTTATATTATGAAAGAGTTGCTACTATCCGAGAAGTGGCGTCCCAAAAAGATTGAGGATGCTATCATTCTACCAAGAATACAGAAGATATTTGAAAAGGGAATTACACAAAACATTATACTATTCGGATCATTCGGTACTGGAAAAACCACACTATCTAGAATATTAGTAGGTAAGTATCTTAAAAACAAGCCATTTATGGAGCTGAATGGATCTTTTTTTACATCAATTGACATTCTTCGCACAAAGGTTGATGATTTCTGCTCAAGAGTTTACATGGGATTGGACCTAAACGACGATAATATAAAGTCTGATGATATGAAATATGTTTTGATTGATGAGTGTGATAGGTTATCTATTCAATTTCAAGATGGATTAAAAGCATATATTGAAGAGTACTCTGCAAAGAATGTGCGCTTTATATTTATAACTAACCATATAAGCAAAGTATCACCAGGTGTTCTGTCAAGACTGACCCCAGTAAATTTTGATTGTATAAATACCGATGAAGAAAAGTTTTTAAAACAATCTCTTTATAAGAGAGTTATGAAGGTTATTGCCCCTGCGGAGGAAATAACTATTGATAAGGAAACACTTGTTAAAATAATAAACAGAACATTTCCTGATTTTCGTTCATTTATGAATGAACTGCAAGTTTTTAAGGAGACTGGCGAAAGTTCAGTTGGTTTGAGTACGGTAAATATAAAATTGAGAAATGAGTTATACTCTATCATCTATGATAAATCATTAGATTATGAGTATATTTATCACTTCCTGATGGATAAATTTGGTGGTGATAAAATAGATGAGATGATAAATCTATTTGGTAAATCATTTATTCAATGGTCATTTAGTGAGAAACGAGAGAATATAGATAAGCTTTTTCAAGTTAGTTATATAATACCCGAGCATATAAGACTTTTAGAAACTAGCACAGATCCAATCATTGTGGGTATGTCATTGATTGGTAAACTGAGAGAGATATTTGATTAATATGTGTATATTATTTTTTTATATATACTGTTATGAATTCATTCGACTTTAGAGATTTCTACATTAAATATCCGGGTCATCCAAACTATGTTAGTACTGACTTAGTTGAGGATGATATTATTTCTGTCATAATACAGAAATATGAGATGATATTATTTACAAATAAGGGTGAAGTACTTGGTGACCCAGATTTCGGTGCGGATTTAGAAAAACTTTTATTTGATACTAAGGTTTCTGGGTCACACGTTGAATCTGTTATTATACAAGAGATAGCAACTTATATACCTGAGTTAGTTAATATGAACTACTCACTACAAGTTGTATTCTCTCAAGATCCATATAACTATCAAGATATGATGTATATTTATTTCAAATTAGCTGACTATGAAGTATATGCTGAAATAGGAAATAAATATCCAGGCTACTAGTTAATTTTTTGAAGTATCTCATCAAATGCAAACTGCACCTTATTATTAAGCCCATGTGGAAGCTTTTCTGAACACTTATATCCCTTCAAATCTTTGATGTTATCAAAATAGATCCTTAAAAGATGCAAATCATTCCATCTAAAAAAATCGATTTTTCTTTCTTTACCTGTTAACTCTTTACTGGCATATCCTATATCAAAAAATATTGAATTATCTATCTCTTTCTTATCAATTATATTGAAGAATCTAACATCATGTTCCCTCAAAGTTTTATAAGTATCTTCTCTTCTAATACATTGTGAAGTGTGTGTTAAATGAATCGCACCTTCATAAGATAATATCTCATATACTAAGTATATATTATCTTCATATAAGATATCCCAATCTTTGTGATGTGTTATTAGGTTACCTAATTCTCCATTTATAACTTTAATAAAGTCTTCAGCGGACTCAATTTTATTAGAAATGGTTATTTTATCTACATTTGATATGTCAATATTATTTGTAACAACATAATCTGCAATTATGTTAATATCTAATTTAGCTGTTATATTATTCTCTTTTCTAATACGATTTATATAGATTATATTTTTTGCCATCTCTATATCATGTATAAGCCTTGATAAGCTCTTATACTCATCAATTGATGTTCTTAGTTTAATACTACCGATATTATCAGCGACCCATTGAATACTTCTCTCGTCAAAGTTGGACTCTATATAAAACTCAGTTAGCTTACCAATATAGCCTGATAATACCTGCTCTCTTATTCTTGTAATAAAATCAACTTGTTCTGGTGTTAGCTCATGTTTCTTGATAAGAAACTCAGACTTTTTAAAGTTCTCAAATAGTTGTATATATCTCATAATTAAATAAAAGGATTATCAATTGGACCGTTATCATCAAATAATTCAAGCTTTACGCTGTCATCATAAGAAAATGCTTTAGATGCAGAAGTTTTATTGAAAATAATATTTCCATTTTCATCAGATACACGTATATCTCCACCTGGACCTGTATACCTATTAAGTATTCCTGATACCTCTACCCCTCTATAATAGAGATGACATTTTATCTCATGGTTTAATATCCTTCTCTTAAATTCCTTTTTAACTCTTATTAACTCAGGATCTCTTAGTCTCTCACGCTTTTCTGTGTTTCTTTCCCTATCAAGCTTCTTTTTCATACCCTCTGTTTCTAAGTATTTGGCATTAGGTACTCTTAATATTATCTCGTAGTATTGGTTTTCTGAATCATATTTTCCTATACACCACTCTTCATTATTACTTACGGGTATATTTGTCTTACAATGGATTTCATCATCTTTCTTTGATATAAAATTCCAATGATCAGAAGCTCTATAACTAGCACCTGGTTTATAATCATATGATGTTTTATCAGTTGAATAGAAAGAATTTGATAATGGTGATTTCATTATAATATGCCATTTCTTTAACTCCTCTATTATTTCTTCTGGTAAGTCATATTTATATAACTCATCCACTTCTACTTTTTTAGTAACTAGTCTATCTTTGTTTCTTTCAAACCAATCTCTATTTTTTTTACCCTCCATTATGAGGAAGCTATTCCAATTTAATATCATATCACTATATATAAAACTTTTCAGATTAGAAATCTTATAATACTAAGAATATAATAATATGAAAAAAGTTTTACTACAACACTGGGAAGAGTCTGAACGAGGTTGGGGTGTTAGACCTGATGGTGCATCATTGCATCTTAATGAAATATCACATAAGATTTATGTTGATAGCATTTACAAGAATAGAAGTGGTGATGCACCACACGAGTATGATAGAACAGTTGGTAATCCAATAACAATTGAGGTTAGCGACGGGTTATATGAACTATTGTCTGAGAATGGTAACTATCGACTAACACAGTATCAATTAAATAACTTACTTAAAGTAGAAGACTTAATAATTAAAACATATGCTTAACTTTCTAGCATCTATACTATTTATTTGGATGGAAATATATCACATAAGAAATAAAAATATTCTATATAGAAAGGTTGACTCTAGTAGTCTAAATGATATTGATATGAATATTGATAAGGCTATAATATTTTATATAGTTAGTATTCTATATCCATTTTGGATGGTATCTGGATTTATAAATCACAGAGGCTACCTATTCGGAACTCTAATATTACTGTCGGTTGGTAAGATATGTCTTCACTACTTTTCATCTAACCGTGATTACTATATAAAGTATTGTATTATAGCATCATATGTTCGTCTAGCTACTTTATTTGGTATACTTCTAACCTTTTGATAGATTTTTTTCTGTTACTATAATAAAGTCAAATCCTTTTCTTTCACAGTATTCTATCATATACTTCCATTTAGAAAGGTTTTTGTTCCACATCTTTAATGCGTATTCGAAATTCTTTAGCTGTTTTGCGGTTGGGTTAGATTGTAATTTTGGCTCAACCGTCTCGGTTGATGGCTTTACCTCCGCAATAACTCTTGATACACTACCATCATTTCGTCGTAGTTCATAATAAAAGTCTGGGTAATAATTATGTTGAGTTGTCTCAACATAATTTTTAGTATTATTATACTCTGTCTTTTCATATGGTATCTTCATCCACTCAGATGCCCACTGGGTTATATTATCATTTCTATCCAACCATATCATCATTTTATGTTCCAATCCTGATCTATAGAATACTCCTCCATATGTATTAGCCTTTATTAGTTTTTCTTTATTCTTTGGAACAAATAAACCTTGTTTATACTTACTGGGTTGTCCAGGTACACTATTTAACATAAATAAATTAAATTTTTAATATATATTAAAAATAATAATTACCATGGGAGAACTACTGGAAAGAATAAAACTATCAAACTTAGTGCATGGCGATGGTATCGCTGATAACTTTAAGAATAACTCAATGTTTTTCTATGAGGCTTATTCTAAATCTGATGATAATATATTAAACATACCAAAGGGTAAAATGCAATTAGGCGGCTTTTACTTTCTACACTATTTAGATGATTCAAATTGGATGCAATATTCTCCGATATTTACGGTTGATGTGAAGAAGTTCTCAAATATGATTATATTAAGTGCTGTTAATTTCAACTTCATTCCACTGGAAATACGTGCAAGTATTTTTGATAAGTATATAACTGATAAAGACTTTGAGAAAGATAACTTATTATCTGTAAACTATGAAGGCGTATATAGAGAGTTGCTAAAATATGGATTTGAGTATGCTATTGTTGAATATAACCTAGCACAAATTAAGTATGTTCATAAGATTGCCATGAGTCAAATTCCAAGATTTTTATATTCACAACATCCTATTAATAAATATGACCCAAAGAAACTTTATGAAATATGGTTAGCTAAGATAGGTGATAAAGAAGAACGACATAAAGAAATGTCAAATTCATTGATAAGCGACTTCTTTACTGCATCCGATGACATCTTGGAAAACTATACCCAGCTTAAAAATCACATGAAACGATTACAAAAGAGTGTGGAAAAATATGGTTAAATGTAGAAAGGGACTTGTGTATATAATATATATAACTTATGAAAGCAAAAGAAGTAATGGAAAAATATCGAATAACGAGAAAGACTCTTTATAACTGGGTTAAGAAGGGTGTTATTGATGTTGAAAAGACACCTTCTGGTAGATATATCTACAAGGAGAAGAAAGAAAAAATAATTAATTAATATGGCATATGTATATAAACATATCAGATTAGATAAAAATGAGGTATTCTATATTGGCATTGGCTTAAAAGATACAAATAATTTTAAAAGAGCTTATGAAAAGAGTGGAAGAAATGACTTTTGGAAAAAAGTAATAAAATTAACAAAATATAAAGTAGAGATAATACATGAAAACCTTTCTTGGGATGAAGCATGTCGAAAAGAAATAGAATATATTAAACTTCATGGGAGAAGAAATTGTTCAACCGGGACATTAGTAAATCTTACAGATGGGGGTGAAGGAAGTAATGGCTATATAGTAAGTGATGAAGTTAAGTTAAGATTGCAAAAAATAAATAATTGTAAAAAAGTTTTACAATTTGATATGAATATGAATTTAGTAAATTCATATTTGTCATTGAAAGAAACTTCTAGAATAACCAAGTTCTCATTGGGTAATTTAAGTAAGGCATGTAATGGTGTATTAAATTATGCTTATGGATTTATATGGAGGTTTGAGTCTTCTAAATATATAGAAAATACAAGCAAAAAATCAATAAAACAAAAAAGGCGAGTTGCACAAATGGATAGTGAAGGTAATGTAATAAAAATATATGATTCTGTATCGCAAGCATCTACAGAATGTAATATACCAAGAACTTCCATATCTAATTGTTGTTTTGCCAACTTAAATGAATTAAAATATTCCGCTTATGATTCTAAGTGGAAATTCATTGATAAAATTAATTACATATAAAAATGAGTTCATATAATCCGAGCAATCAACAATCACAGATGAGTTTATCATCAACGGTAGAAAATAAAGGGCTATTTAGCCGAATGTTAAGGAATCTTAGTTCATGGGGTATGAAATATGATGACATGATTATGAGAAATACAATAGGTGTTGGTATTAATGAGGATCCATATTCACTTAAGGGTAACTCAATGTATGATTTTTTTAGTCAAAGAGCAGTAGCTCAGGTTCTAAATAAGAAGTCTATTCCATACTTAGATAGGGCTTACTCTGATAAGAGAAGAATACTAAGAGAGTATTCTATTAAAGATGAGATACGTGACTTCATATCAACTGTTGCAGATGAGAGTATAATCTATAATGATGACAGAGACTTTTGCTTTTTGAAGCCATTGTCTAATGACTATTCAAAGGATGTTACTGATAAGTATCAAGAATATTTTGAGAAGATTTATCATAAGTTTGGTTTCTCTGATGGTATCTCTGCGTGGAATATGATGAAGGATTTCTTAATTGATGGTTATGTTGCACTTGAAATTGTTTGGGATGATAAGAAGAAGGATATTATACACTTCAACAGACTAAGACCCGAGACATTAGTACCAGCATATGAGCCAACAATTGGTAATTTATGGATTCAATATCCAGAGGATCCACAATTGAGAAGAATATTTCTTGACTCCCAACTTGTATTTGTTTCATATTCAACACAAAATGATTATTCTGAGACATCATATATTGAGGGTCTTATTAAGCCTTATAATCAATTAAAGATTATCGAGCAAACAAGAATAATGTTTAACATTATTAATGCCACTGTCTATCAAAAGTTCACTATTCCTATTAAGGGTTTGCCTAGACAACGTGCCGAAGAACAAATAGGTCAGTTAATAGCCGATTATTCTGAAGAGGTAGAATGGGATGACTCATTGGGTACATTAACTATAAATGGTACTAAGCACTTGCCGTATAATAAGCAGATATGGTTCCCAGAGGGAGACGCTGGTACTCCAAATATGGAATTAGTATCACCAGAAGGACATAATCTTAATGAGAGTGATATGTTGACATGGTTCTATAATGTACTGAAGAGGGCATCAAAGATACCATTTTCACGATTTGAGAAAGAGAACGGTGGTGGTAATGTATTTGCTGATGCGTCAGAAATGACTAGAGATGAAGTTAAGTTCTATAATTTTATAAATAGAATTAGATCTATTTTTAAAGAGCTTATTGTTAAGCCACTGAAGTTACAAATGTGTATTGAGTTTCCTGAATTAAAAGATGATGAAATATTTCTAAACCAAGTTGATATCAATTTTAACTCAAATCAAATTTTTGAAGAGTGGAAAAAACTAGCCAATATGGAGAAAAGATCTGGTATTCTATCATCACTACTTGGAATACAGGGTGCTGATGGTCAACCATACTTTCATATTGAGTATCTTATTGATAAAGTAATGAAGTTAACCCCCGAGGAAAAAGAGGAAAACAGAGCCTATTGGATAAAATCTAAAGGCGCTGGGAGTGCTACTGGTGCTGGTGGGGAAGCCGGTGAAATGGGTGGTGAGATGGGCGGTGAAATGGGTGAAATGGGTGCGCAGACCGGTGGTGAAATGGGTGCTCAAGGACCTGCACCTGCACAAGGCGCTCAAGGACCTGCACCTGCACAAGGCGCTCAAGGACCTGCACAAGGCGGAGGTGGGGAAACGCCACCCGCAGCCGATGGAGGAAACTCTGAGTTTGAGTTTTAATAAAAAAAAGACTGTATTTTTATACAGTCTTTTTTCTTTTATCTAATAGCTCCCTTGATTTAGATGGATTATCTACTCCGAATCTATCTAATGTAGTTTTTTGTATGCGCTTTTTTATCTCTTTGCTTTGTATTGGATATTCAACTCCGTGATTTAATTTAAGTGTCTTTTTTCGTTTTGATTCTGAGCACTTTCTACATTTATACTCACCCCATTTATTTCCATATTTGATGTAGTTTTTAAACATAACATCTTTAGTAGCACCACATCCGTCACACTCACATTTTATCATTTGATGACTACCTGATGAAAGTAATTCAATTGGTATAAGTAAATTATCACCTACTTCTATATCATATCCTAAATTAACATAATAAGAGTGGTTATTTAAATTAATTTTTATCGATATTTCTCTGGTTAGTATCATATTTTTTATATGTTATAAGAAAATAAAGTTTCCTATTTTTTTCTAAAAAAACGAGGTATTTCTTTATCCATCACATTTTAGACGTATCCTAAATTACACAAGGGTTTCATCTCATCCATAAAAAACCCACCTTTGAAAAAAAGTAGAAAAAACAGGTATTTTTTTCCTTATATATAATATACAAAATAAATCTAATAAATGAAACCAGTATTAATTGTTGAAAACAATACAAGTCCACTTTCGATGAATGAGAGTTCATTAGGTGGAAAAAAGGATTACATATTAGGTGGTATATTCACTGAGTTTGGTGTTAAAAACCGTAACGAAAGAATCTATACTGCTGATAAATTTGTTCCTTGTTTAGATGAGCTTAATGAAAGAATCAATACTATGGGTGTAGTATATGGAGAATTTGACCACCCAGATGTTTTTGATACTTCATTATCAAGAGCTTCCCATCTTATTCAAAAGGCTTTCTTTGTAAAAGAAAGTAATAGGGTTGATGGTCAAATTAAATTATTAAATACTTATTGGGGTAAGGAAGCTAAATCACTAGTTGATGATGGTTGTCCTGTTTTCGTTTCATCTAGAGCTGCTGGTATAACCGAAGCTAATGGTACAGTTACATTGAAAAAGTTATTCACTTATGATATTGTTGCTGATCCTGGTTTTGCTTCTGCTAGAATGTCTTCTATAAATGAATCGTTGAACTACTCTACTAATACCAACTTTAGGATATATGAAATGTCCGACGAGTCAAAAATTAATGATCTATTTAAAATGAACAAAAACGACTTTGTTACCAAGGATCAATTAACTGACTATTCAAAGTATATAATCAACGAGATTGCATCTACTAAGAAAGAAGTTAAAACTGCTCTTAAAACAGGTAACTTAAACCCGCAAAAACTAGAACAACTTCTAGAGTATTATGAAGAGTTAAATAGCACAAATGAACAAGTTGTTAAATACTTAGACTATTTAGCAGAGAAAGTTCAGATTGTTGTTAATGAAAACAAATCTTTAAAATCTACTACTGAGAAGTTAGTTAGTCACAATGACTACTTAGCTGAAAATTTAGAAAAAGCTATTAACTATTCTGAATATTTAGCTGAAAACTTGGATAAGAATATTAACTATTCTGAATATTTAGCTGAAAACTTGGATAAGAACATTTCTTACTCTGAGTATGTTGCTGAAAATCTTGATAAGAATATTGCTTATTCTGAATACTTAGCTGAAAACTTAGATAAAAACATTGCTTATTCTGAGTACATCGCCGAAAACTTAGATAAAAACATTGCTTATTCTGAGTACATCGCTGAAAATCTTGATAAGAGTATTTCTTACGGTGAATACTTAGCTGAAAACTTAGATAACACAATTGCTTACTCTGAGTACTTAGCTGAACACGTTGAAGGAAATATCGCTTATTCAGAATATATCGCTGAACATCTTGATGATAACATCGCTTATTCAGAATATATCGCTGAAAACTTAGATAAAACAGTTTCATACGCTGGTATGATTTCTGAAAAATTAAATGGTGGTAAACTATTTGAAAATAAAAACGCTGCTATCCCAACTCTAGAAGATGCTGGATTTGAATTACTTCCAGAATTTGAAGAAGAATTCGATGAAGAAGAATTTGAAGAGGGAAGCGAATTCGGTGAAGAAGAAGGTGAATTAACACATGATGAGTTTTCTGAAGAAGGAACACATGAGTTCGATGATGAAATCACTAGCACCGAAGAATTCGACGAAACTGGACATGAATATGAAGAGTGCCCAACTTGTGATGATGAAACATCTCACGAAGATGAGTTAGGACATGAATTCGGACACGAAGAGTTCGTTGGAGAATCAGACACAGAATTGTCAAAACAAATTAATAAATTAATAGAAGAAGCTAAAAAACGTAAAGTTTCTGAGTCTAACGACTTGCACTTCTTAAAGTTCTTAAATAAATCTCAAGTAGATGGTTATTATAACCTATCTAATGAAGATCAAGAGCAAGTAAAACTTTATATAAACGAAAAAAGTTATTTCACTAGTTCAGATGTTTTAAGACTTGTTACGGAAGCACTGTCAGTTACACATGAGTCTGCTGAAGACAAATTAATCAGATTGATGCCTGAAAACATTAAGCCAATCTGGAACCAAATCAATGAGAGTTCTAAAAAATCTATCTTGTCTCAAGCTAGATTATACCCAGACTTGAACACAGAATCAAAAGTTGAACATTTTTGGTTAACTAGAAATCTCAAGAAAAATGAGTCAGTAAATAAGAAACTGGTTTCTCACGTAAGTTTAATCCAAGAAGATAAACTTTCTGATAAAGAAGTTGGTGCAATTATGGAAAGATTCAAAAATCTTTAATCTGAATAGAAATATTTAGACGAAAAAAACATCTAAGAAAACTTAGAAAAAAAATTAAAAAAAAAATTATGTCAAACATTAGAATAGACAAACAAAAAGCTTACAAAAAATGGGCTCCTGTCTTAGAAAACATGGGTGTAATTAGCGACGACAGAATGGAATGGATGTCTGAATATGCTGAGTTTCACTCAATCAATGAAAATGCTTACCTTAATGCTGGTATCGCTGGTATGGGTCAAGTTTTAGCTCCTCAAGCTTCTACCTTAGCTGGTTCTACCTTAGGTACTAACTACTCAGGTAACGGTGGTCAAGTTGGTTCTGGAGATTTAGGTCAAAACCTATTACCAGTAGCTATGAAAATCGCTGCACAAACAATTGGTCTTGACTTGGTAGCTGTAAAGCCAACCCCAGGTCCAAAAATCGATTTATTATACATCGATTTCCAATACGACGATGTTTCTACTGATACTGGTAGACCTCAAGTATTTAAATTCACCACAGATAACTCAGGTAACAATGCGGCTATCGCACTTGGTCTTACCTCAGCTCTTGCTGCAGGTACTTACCAAACAACTGGTGGTTTACAAGGTGGTAGATTATGGCTTGGTATCACAGCTTCCTCAACATTCTACACTACAGATCCAACTGGTTCTACTAAGTTTCAATTCTTAGAGTTCCTAGGGTTCTCTCGTATTGATGGATCCCCAATGTTCAGAGCTTACAGACAAGCTAATGCAGTTGGTCAAACAAGCCTTTTTGGAGGTGCGCCTTATGCGTTCCAACAAGAACTTAACACATTCTTACCAACTAGCGCAATGACTGCTCAAATCACCAATATTGGTTCCGTTGCGGTTACTGGTACTCCAACAATCGAACTAGTTTCTGCACTTGAAGATCATATCCCTGGATTTGTAACTAATTTTGCAAACTCTGGTTCTGCTGGTTCTGGATCTTATCCAATGAGCCGTCTAGAAGATGACAACAGTTATGCTGGTGTTATTGGACCAAAAGTTTCTTCTAAATCTGTTGCCGTTGGTACTATTGAGGTATCTTCTGCTCTTAGAAGAACTGAAATTGAAGATATCAAAGCTAACACTGGTATGGATATCGTTCAAAAAATGGAATCTATACTTGTTAACGAATTGTCACAAACAATTTCTAAACAAATTATATCTAAAATCTTTGAATTAGGTGCTTTAAACCAAGCTAGTGCTCCTAAAAGAGGTGGTTCTTCAATCTTTGATTTGAACACTAACTATGCTTACACCAGTGCAGGTGCTCCAGGTGGTGAGACAACTCACGCTGTTCAAAGAAAGCTTATCACTAAGTTAGCACATGCTTCTAACTTTATCGCTACAGAAGGTCGTGTTGGACCAGCTCAATTTGCAGTTACCAACGGAGGTCTTGCAGCAGCTTTCATGGATATAGCTGGTTACACAATTAACCCAGTTAAATCTAAAATCAATGGTTCTGGACAATTATATCCAGTAGGACAAATCGGAGATATCACTATCTACGTTGACCCTTACATGAAATATAACGATAACAGAATCGTATTGGGTAGAAAGAACAATCCTGATCAACCAGGTGTAATATTTGTTCCTTATTTAATGGCTCAATCAATTAGCCTATTATCTGAAGCAACATTTGCACCAAGATTACTTCTACGTTCTCGTTACGCGGTAACCGAAGTAGGTTGGTATCCACAAAAACAGTATATGCAACTTACCGTTACAGATGCTGCTGGATTACTTAACTAATCTTAAACAGATAAAACTAAACCCTCTCAAATTGAGAGGGTTTTTTATTGCCTAAATAAGTAACGAGGAGCAGACGTTTCTTTAATATATATTAAATGATAATAGAAAGATTTGAGAAAATAGAGAAAATATTGAATGGCTCATCTACTAGACTAAGAGAGTCATTTTTTATAAAAAATTATATTGAGTTGTATAATGAAATTAGTTCAGTAGAGCTTGATATTACATTTAAGGAGAAATTATGGTATTGGGTAAATGGTATATCAACTCAATATACATGTAAATGTGGAAATACTACCACATTTAACAAGAATTGGTTAGATGGTTATAGGAAGTATTGTTCTACAAAGTGTTCACAGCTGGATATATCAACTAATGAAAAAAGGAAAATTACTAATCTAGAGCGATATGGGGTTGATAATGTTGCTAAGTCTGATACAGTAAAAAGTAAAAAAGCTAATACTAATATTGAAAAGTATGGCTGTATTTCATCATTTCAGAATGAAAAAGTAAGGGAAAAATGGAGAAATAATCTAATAGATAAATATAATGTTGAACACATATTTCAACTGGATTCTGTTAAGGAGAGTATTAGAGATAAAAGGAGTAAACGAACAAGTACTAAAAAAATCAATAGTGAAATAAAAAAACCGCATCATACAAAGAGTGATGATTTTAAATTAAATACAAAAAAGGCTAATAATATAAAATATGGTGTTGACTGGTATATACAAAGTGATGAATTTAAGGAAAAGAGTAAGAGTAATTCTTTGAAAAAGTATGGAGTTGATCATTATTCAAAGACAGAGGAATTTAAGGAAAAGTTAAAATCAACAAGTTTAGAAAGATATGGTGTTGATAATTACTCAAAAACTGATGAGTGTAAGGAGAAGATAATCAAGATAAATTTAATAAAATATGGGGTTGATAACATATCCAAAAATGAAGAGTTTAGATATATGAACTTTGATAATTCAAAAAGTGAATTTTATATTAAATATATTGGAAACTCAATAAGTCAATATAGATGTGATATGGGAAAGGATCATTTTTTTGAAATAGATATAGACAATTATATAAAAAGAAAAGATAGTATAATTTGTACTATTTGTAATCCAATTGGTGATCATGTATCTATAGCAGAAAGTAAATTATATGACTATATAAAATCAATATATGCTGGTGAGATAATATGTGGGTATATGAATGAGTTTGAGATTGATATTTATCTACCCGAATTAAAATTGGGATTTGAATTCAACGGATTATACTGGCATTCTGATTTGTATAAGAAGAAGGATTATCATATAAATAAAACAAATCATTTTAAGAATAAGGATATTCGTATTATTCATATATGGGAGGATGATTGGTTGTATAAGCAAGAAATTATTAAAAGTCAGATAAGTAGTTTATTTAGTATTAATAAAAAAATATTTGCTCGTAAATGTTTTGTTAGTTCAGTTAGTGTCGAAGATGCTAGGAAATTCTTGGATGATAATCATATTCAGGGATTTGTGAATAGCTCAGTGAAGATAGGGTTATATCAAGATAATAAATTGGTCAGTATTATGACGTTTGATAAATTTGAAGGCAGAAAAAGGATGATGAATAATGAATGGAATCTAAATAGGTTTTGTACTCTATTAAATACTACTGTTATTGGTGGGGCTTCTAAACTATTAAGTTACTTTATTGATACTAATAAAGTAACTCGTATTATTAGCTATGCTGATATTGATTGGTCAATTGGTAATATGTATTATAAATTAGGCTTCAATAACACATTTGAAAGTGGTCCAGATTATAAATATGTAATTAATGGTAGAAGGGTGCATAAGTCTGGTTATAAGAAATCAAGATTAAATACTGAGCTTACCGAATCAATGGAAATGAAAAGGAGAAATATTTACAGAATATACGACTGTGGAAAAATTAAGTTTGAAAAGTTATTTTAATTTATAAATATCAAAAAAAACATAAAAAAAGTCACCTTATAATTTTAAGGTGACTTTTTTTGTTAGGTAAATTTCTATTTTATCAAATCCTTTACGATTGCATACTGTTTATCACTTAGAATTTTAAATGATTTAGTGTCAACTTCAACCTTCTCTAAGAATTTATTAGTTTTAAGCTGTTTTTTTAATGATAATACAAAGGTATTATCACCATCATAAGAACGTATTTTCTTATTTAATTCTATTTTTTCATTTATTTCCATTTTGCTAATATAATGATATTTTTTAAATTAAAAAATTAAATAGCCAACTCTAAAGGAGATACTATTTTCCTAATATCTTCAGTCCCGGTTATCTCAAAGTCATCTATCGTGAATTCATAGAAGTTTTTATTTGACTTTAGTGATATTGATGGTTGTTTATATAAGGATTCTCTATCGGCTAACTCCTGAGCCGCATTTCTATGCCTATCATAGATATGTAAGTTCTGTACAAAGTGTGCAAATACTCCTACCTTATATCCTAAGTGAGATGCAAACATCATCATTAAGGCAACATATTGAATCTTATTTATATACCCTGCCATTATGTAATCATTAGATCTCTGAAATAGCGACATATCTAAATACATATCTTCACCAACTTTTCTTACTGACCAAATTGCTTCATAAGCACATGGATACAATCCTTTTGTTTCGGATAAGTCTGACTCCTGATATAATGAGATAATGTGTCTTCTTGAAAATGGATCATTTTTAAGTGAATTAAGTACATTATCAACTAGATTATATTTCTTTACGGTGTATCCATATCTATGACCTATAGTTCCATCACCAATATCCCATTCATCCCACCAATTAACTCCTAAATCGTGTGCATCTGATAGTAAGTTTGATTGCTTCTGATATATCCATAATATCTCCTTGATGCCAGTCTTTATTGCAGTATTTCTAAGTGTTGGAATTGGAAACTCCCCTTTTGATATATCGTACTTTTCAAACACTTGGGTTATGAATCTTGTGTACGCTGGTGTACCATCCTTATACCTAGGACGTGGATTCTCATCTAATGACCAGTTACATTCTACTTCTGTATTTAGTTCTCTAAGATTCCTTATGTAATAATGATCAGCTTTACTTAGTATCTTTTCAACCGTATCTTTATATCTTGGTATATCATATGAATCACATACGTCATGATAATGCTCATCTGGTAGTTCACCTACTCCAAAATCAAATACATCAAACTTCTTGTGTTCTGAGGCTAGTTTTATTCTTTCTTCTAGTGATAATTCTTTCATATGATTTATATAAAATAAAAATTATTAGTTTTTTATTTTTTCCACTTTGTATCATACCAAAATGTCCTCCCATTTGAGTCTTTAATTGACTCACCTTTTTGATAAAATACCCAGTCACTAAAGCTTTGTGAGTCAGTATCAAATGGGTTTTTCCAGTCTCTCAATTGCCCACCATTTAGTGAGTATGATTTTAGTGGCACATCTCTACATAAGTCTAAAATCTTTGGATGATTTTGTATAATATCTCTCGCTGATTGAAATGGATTAACATCTAGGTAATAGAGTATTGTGCTTCTAATATAGTTGCCGATTCCGTTGAAATATTTCTGATTTAATAGTGTTTCGTAGATAGGATGGTTGAAGTCTTTCTTGTCTAAGTTTTGAAGTATATTAGACTTGAATTTATCAAACTCTTTAATAGGATCAGGTCCTCTCTTTATACCACCAAACATTTCACCAATTTTATACTTTGGACCCATATATCCACCATACAGTAATAAGGAGTGCCCGGTATCATCATCCATACGCAATCTAACAAATTTAGTCTTATTCCATTCATTTGTATGAACATACTTCCAATTTCCACTCATACCCATAAAAACATATATTGGAGTTATTATAGCTTCTTTTAGATATACAATCAATTCCTTACCGTTTGATTCGGAGCTAACTTCAAATATTGAATCAATTTGCTGATTTGGTATATTACCCTTCTCTACATTGAATAATTTATTGAATTTCTTTGACTCACTGTTCTGGTTAATGTATTCAGACATTATTCGGACTTCTACTATCTCAGGCATAAAAAAAGTTTTATAACACTTATATGTTATAAAACTTTTTTGTTTAGAACTCTAATAGAGTGTCTAGGTTATATTCTCTTAGTGTGTACTTTCTGACAACTGCCTCAACCGCAGTATGTTTTATTTTAGTTATCTTAACTACTTTATAGACAAGGTAACCTCCTTTTGTAACATAACCAGGTAATCTACCCGGAGAACTTGTCTTAAAAACTCTATCACCATTATTTATGAAGTTTCTTAGCGTAGATACCTCTTTAAAATCAATCTTTACCTTCTGATCCTCATCACTATTTAGTGTAGTATAAGGCATTGTTGATTCTAGCCAGTATAAATTTGCGTCTTTCATATTAATTTGTCTAATTTCTTATCTCTTATTAAAGACTTTAAATTTCTATCTTCAATAGATATACTATGATTCTTGAACAATATTTTTGTATTAAACGTATCTTTTACTACACACTCAATACATAATTCTACTACAACTGTGCCCAGTGCCGATGAGCCATTTAAAAACCTAATATCCAGTGGTGAATCTATATATTTTATATAGTGTTGCTTACACTTGAGTTTATCAATTTCTTCATCATCATATGAGTCCCTGAAATCATCAATGCTTACAAACTTTGTTACATACTCTCGTAATAGAGCGTTATTAACTTCTGAGTAGTTTGGAATTGAGGACTTATAATGCTCATTAGATGGTATCCTCAACTTTGGAATTGTGGATACCGGCTTAGTACGTGTCACTCGTTGCTTATTAAGCAGCAAATCAAAAATTGGGCGAAATCCTTTAATAACTGTTTGTATAAATTTCATATTCGTTTAATTCTTTTCTTGGTTCATTACCTAATAATTCAAATCTTTTGCAACAATCTAAGATATACTGAGAGTGATAAGCAAACTTTGGGTTAGTTAGCCCAATTGTTAAGTGTAAAGGAAGGAATGGATCCCTACTCAAACCTAATGCTGTTCTTATATCCTGTGCTTCTGGACACCAAACTCTTAACCACCAGTGACTACCATTTGACTTTGGTAAATTCTCATAGTAAAATGTGATTTCTTTTTTATTAAAATAGTTACTTGCTTCCATAAACAAACCCCTATTCATTTTATCGTTTATGATAGTTATGTGTGTTCCTCTTAATGGTGGATTTAACTTTAGATTAAATCTTGTCTTTAAGAACCAGGCATAGTAATTCGATGTATCACAATTTGTTCTAATCATTGCGGTACATTTCCATGTAGATTGCTCCAAGTGTTTCTTGGAGACATCTGCTGGGGTGAAGTCTAATATGCCTTTTACTTTAAATAACATAGCGCAAATATACAAATTAATTAGGTAAATTCAAAAAATTTATATATAACAATATGTTAACAAAACTAGAATTAAGTCAGATTAAAGAGAAATTCATCGTGGATTATGCAAAGAAAAAAGGCTGGAACCCAAATAATTTGAGCCCCAGCCAATTGATTGAAATTATTAATGATAGTAACTATCTTAACTTACATACCGGCTAAACAGGTTGGTATGCTATCCAGTGTATATCTAAGGTGAGCAACTGGAATAACATCAAAGTTATTCACAAAAGCCATTAGGTCACTTCTATTACCCACATATTCATTTATGGTTTCACCTTTTTCTAAGCACCAACAAGAGGTGCCGTCCCAAGTTATCTTTTCTATAACTCTACCTTGCTTATTTAAAGCTTCGGTTATTAACCTCTTTTCGGTTTCTATCCACTCTTTAGATATATAAGCCTTTGTTCTAATACTATCTCTTATAACAAAAGAGTAGTTTTCATCACTGAAATGAAGTCCTAAGTCTCCCTTTTCTCTTACTGGTTCATCTTCTAAATCATCCCAGTCCCAGCAGTCCCAACCACCTCCGTGGAATGGGCTCCATGCGGTTGCCGGGTCTCTCTCAACAGGTAATGATTCCCAGTCTACCTTAACAACAGCATTACACAATTGGTATAGATATTCTATATCTTGTGCTTCCTTATGTGTGTGTTCGTTATAATAACCAACTGATATATTTGTACACTCTGGAATAAAAGTCATGAATTGTGCGGAGTCAGTCAATACTCCAGTATCATCTGGGCGCATATTCAATCCACTCTTATTTAACTCTTTGCATAAAGAGAGAGCAAATTCATCAGAACAACAGTTGCCATAGAATTGATCTGTAATAACTGATGTAGTTCCTCGCCTATCAAAGGAAACTACCTTCTTGATATTTTTTAATTCATCAATGTGATATATTTCCTTTTCCATATCTGATGCTAAATCAGATGAACCAACACAACCTACTTCTTCACCGATGAAGAAATAATATAATCCAGGAACTTTCTTCTCAATCATAAATAAAGCAACAACTACACCAGCTTTATCATCTGCGCCTAATATAGTTGTACCATCACTCATAATATATCTACCATTAGCTTTAAGAACATAGCCAGCAGATAAATCACAAGGTTTGTCGTGAAAAGTGTGTCTAACGGGTCCAAATTCTTTATTTGCTGTATCAAGATGACAAGCAAACATTGTGGAATAGTTATCACCTACTGATAGGTAATAATTGCCGTATTTATCTTGCTTATATCCTTCAGGTAGCATATTTTCTAAGTATGCCTCAGTACCGTATGGATATGTGTACTTTGTAAGTTGTAAAAACTTTCTTTTAATTCGCATTTAATATTTTTTACTTATTTATACAAATATACAACTATTAATCCACATTAACAAAAACAAACGAAATATAATGTGATATAACTAAAAAATAACATTTATAATGAGGGTTTCATATATTATTAGCTATCGACACACACCAGAAAGAATCTTAAATCTAAGAAGAGTCTTAGATTGGCTAAGAGGATTTAATAATATAGATGTAATTGTGGTTGAACAAGATACACATTCAAAGATATCTCATTTAAGTTTAAATGCTAAACATATATTTATCAAGTCAGATAATGCGGTTTATAATAAGTCTTGGGCTTTTAATGTTGCTTTAAAGAGACAGAATAATCATGTTGTTGTATTTGCTGATTCTGATATTGTAATGGATCCAAACGAACTTATTGCATCAATTAGTGAATTGAATAATTATGATGTTGTTTCTCCAAGTAAATCAGTTATCAACTTGTCACCTGCTGATATAAACTATCCAATAGATGCACTTAAAACACTTAACCGAGCAACTCAAGATACAAATATCTGTGGTGGTATTGTGATATTCAAACCAGATGCAATATTTAAAATTGGTGGATGGTCAGAAGCATTTGAAATAATTGGTAATTCTGTTAAGTTTCAAGATTTTAAATTAAAATTAATGGGTATTAACTACACTGAGTTAGATTACAGATGTTACCACTATGCCCATCAGAAATTAGATTTTAGTGAGAATCAAAAAAACAGAGATGCCTCTGTTTTAGAACAATTAACGGGTTTAGATGTGAATAAGTTACAATTCCATATTAGTTCTACTGTTGGTAAAATTGGCGCATTGAATAAATATTAATTTATTAATGCGTTAATTCTTTCATTTCTTAAATAAGATTTATAATCCATTTCTTCTGTGATAAAGTATTCACTCATCTCTACTTCGGTAAAGAAGTAGTCTATCTGAGGCTTCTGTCTATCATCTATAACACAGTATCCATGTCCGGTTTTACCTTTTACATTTGGATGAAAATTATATTCCAGATTGCCGCGACCGCATATTCTATAATGTCCATTGATTTTCAATGTCTCATATTCCTTAATGCAAACACAGTTACTACCCATGTCAAATTCGTCCATAAAATTTATTTGAAGTGCAAATATACGAATTTTTAACTTATACAAGTTCTTAATTTACCGTATCTCATAAGAAGCTTATACATCTTATCATACTCAGTATCTATATCAGCTATTTGTTTCCCCACCCATTTCTCATTATTTAGGTACTCAACTATCATTCCTTTTCTAAGTTCTGATTTATTAGACAGAAGCTTATATCTTCTTTGTTCTATGAATGAAAAAGATAATCCATTATATACATATGTTGTATCACTTTCATTTAACTCATAGATAACTGGCTTTACTAATTTCTCGGACCCATCATATGATATTTTCTTTGGAAGACTCTCATTCTTATATTTAACTATAAGAGAGTCTTGATATAACTCATCAAGAAGATAAATGGCATCCTTTCGTAAAGCATTATTCTCATCATTACTTATTCCTATGAATGAGTTACCATGTATACCGTTTCGATATCCAGTGATAGGTATAACTGTGTAGTCTTTTGAGTATAGTATTGAGCATGCCTTATCACATGAGACTTTATTTTCCTTTATGGAATTTGACTTTTTCTCAGGTGAGATTATTAAATATGATATATTACGATCTTCTAAATTAAACATCGAAGTATATATTAAAAAACTAAATGTCGAATTCCTCATTTAACTTAGAAAATAGGGAAGACTGCATAATTAATATATAGTATTATGAGAAAAGAATGTTCTAGATGTAGTGATATTAAAGAATTAGAGTACTTTCATATAGCTATTCGAGGTAAATTAGGAAGATGTTCAATTTGTAAAGAATGTCGGAAAATCGATGGGTTAAACAACCGTTTGAAAAACAAGGATAGTATAAAGGAATATAAAAAAACATATTATGAGAAAAATAAAAAAGAAATCTCCGATAAGAAAAAGGATAAAAAGGCATGGAAGCTTTATTATCTAAATAATAAGGAAAAAGTAAGTGTTGCAAATAAGAAATATAGAACTCTAAATAAAGATATTATAAATGAAAAAAGTAATTATTATAGAAAGTGTAGAAGAAATGATGATATATTATATAGAATAATTACTAGTATTAGGAGTTCAATTGGATGTAGTTTAAGATATAATGGTTATTCGAAAAAGTCGAAATCTTATGAGATTCTAGGTTGTACCTATGAGGAATTTAGTGAGTATTTAGAATCCAAATTTGAGGAGTGGATGTGTTGGGATAATTATGGTAAATATAATGGTGAATTAAACTATGGGTGGGATATGGATCATATTAAGCCAATATCCTCTGCTAATTCGGAGGAAGAAATTTTAAAATTAAATCACTTTACTAATTTCCAGCCACTTTGTAGTAAAGTAAATAGAGATATTAAAAAAAATAAAATTCTTCCTTAATTTTTTTGTCAAAAATTACCTCAATAATTTCCCTATATTGAATAGGGACTATTATACTATCATGTATTGTAATTACTTTTATCTCTGGATATAAATCCATTATAGTTTTAACTACTTGTTTGAAAATAAAGTTAGATTCTGACCTTTGTAGGTAATGTGATAAAGATCGGTAGTCACCCATTTCTATTTTATAGAGTCTAATAAAGTTATAAATAGTTGGAAATAACTTTAAAAAATTATCACTATCCTTATTTTTATAATTTTTTCCAAAAAATACCTTATATACCATTTCCTTAGCTAGCTTCTTTTCACTGTAGATAGGAAATCTATCCATTATATATTTATAAAAATTACCATTTAGTGTCAGTGTTTTAAATAAATCAAATTCTTTTCTATCTACAATATGAATGTCATTTTCATATATTAACTTACATAGAAATAAAGGCTGAGAATTTGATATGTCTTTCTCAAAGGTTTCTTTACCATCTATTAAAAGACAATTCTTTCTGATGAATGACTTAAGTATTGTAAAATTTGTATGTAATCTACCATAGTCACAAAAGTGATAAAAGATATGACTATCATTTATACATTCAACACTATATTTATTTTTATTGTAGATATCATTATCTTGACTCGTATTATCTAAATAAAATATAGATTTGGAAATATCAATATCAACATGAAATAAGTCATTTATTAGCTTCTTTCTAATATTTGTGTCTATATTATTTGTTTGATTATTATCAATATTACATATAGCTGCTCTATACTTCTTTAATAAAACTCTATCTGCATTCTTATAACGATTGATATTACCATTTATTATATGTTTGTTTATAGAGTAAACCCGTGCATTCTTGCCTTTCTGGTGATTTCGAACAAGGCTTATTATGTCATTATCAACTAAATATGATATATAGTAATTATACTTATCACCATACTTTTCTTTAAGAATTATCGATGATAAGTTGAAATTATTATCTTTCTTGAAGTAATATTTTAAGAGTAGATTATGTATTATATCTATAATATATGCTGTTTTAATTCTAGCATTTTTATATTGTATATATGTTTCTGTTGAGATAGGCTCCAATGCTTCTGGTAGAAACTGTAAGCTATACTTTTTCTTC